GGCGTGGCCGGTGCAAGGCCACGCGGGGAATGGGTGGGTACATTCCTGGGCACCTGTGCGTTCAGCACATCCCAAAGTTCACAACCACCAAGAGGTCGATATGGACCACGCGCGACGCTGCGCGTAGCAATCATTGACCGACTCGAGCATAGCTCGCTGCATCGTGAAGTCACCTGTCCACCACAACAGAGTGTCTGCACTTTGCAGCAAGTCGATCAGCCCGAGGCTCCGGCCAAAGATGCGGGTGAAATAAGTGTGCACGAGACTTAATCCATCCGGTCCATCGCGGGGTACACGCAGCTCATCGAGTTGCCGGACAGCACGGCTTGAACCAGCCAGCTGTGCGCGGCAACGCTCAAGACGAACAGCCTGGTCGTCCACAGTGTCATCGAAAGCACTGCGGTCGATCAGGGTGATAGTCTGGGCATCTGCGGCACCCTCCTCGTCATTGTCACCAGTGAGAATCTCATCGGCATCTTTGAGTGTGACTCCGTGAACTACGCCGTACCAAGGCGTTAGTTCGGCGGTTTCCCACTCGACAAGTTGCTTTTGACAGATCCCACCGTACACGACAGCAAACAGGAACCTTTGTAACTTGGTTCCATGGAACATGTTGCTGACAACCTGCGCTAGGTAGTCGTCGAAGATGGTGATCCTACCATCGCTTCCGACAATACCGTCGTGCAGTTCGTGTCGTACCGCGTCGAAGAAGACATCCGCGGCACTGGTGACAAGGGCAAAAACGTCCATGTCCAAACACTCGTTAGGCCAGGCTGACTCGGGTAAACGGCGGAGTAGATAATTGATCCGTAGGCGTGCCAAATGGACGCCATACTCCATACCGTTGACCCAGTGTTCAGTGTCTCCCACGGCAGCCGCTGCGTCGTCGCGTATAGCGTCGATCGCTTCGGCAATGGCACGTGAAGGGTTTACCCAGCCTGCTGACTGTCTGAGGACATCCAGCCCCGAAATGCGCTCGCATGCATCGTTGATGGGATCAACTGCAGGAGCGGCGAGCCGCACACGCCGAAGGCGGTTATAGCCTGGTATGTGTCCGACTCGGTTCGCACGTTGATGAGCATCTAAGTCTTCGCTGGCAAGGAGGATCCCTTCTAAATGTGCCACGCGGACAAAGTCTGCTTCAAGATCTGGGTGCCATAGACCCAGACCGCCAAGTCCCAAAGGCAGGTTGTGATCGACCGGAACCTTGCACTTAGCGAACGTGCGTGCGTGTGCACGGTGAAATAGGTCGCAGATCAGTCGCACCTTGAAGGGAACGACTTTGCCCGTCATGGCGACGATGCCATCGGACCAGCGACCGACTATAGAGTCGTCGCTCGGGATCTGTGACCTGATCAACTCCACCTGCAAGCCACACAGATCAGTGGGCAGCACGCTTGTTGTCTTAGAATTGCAGCCACCGCGTGGCTCGGTAGCCCGTAAGGCAGTACTGGACAAAAAGGGTACACCCTTGACTTCTTCAAGGTCAAAAGTGAACATCCGGGAGTTCAGCATAACAAAGCGGTAAGATCCGCTCGATGTGAATGACTTCCCGATGGACTCCTTAAGTCCAATTGCGCCTGTCACGGCCTTCCAAATTGCGACATGCTCGGCCACGCCGACACTCGCGACGTCGTCGCCATTAGTGTATACGTGGTATTCTCCGAGTTTGAGGATCTTGCAGTGACTCGTCCGCAGAAGCGGTAGCACCGTATAATTCTCGATCCTGCTGAGGATGTTACCGCCCTCTAGCAGGTCCTGTCGCCCGATGGCTGCATAATTTACCAAATCGGCGGGGTCCATGTCGCGAAAGCCTTGTTCAAGGAGCTTGCTACAGGCTCGCGTCCAGACACTTCGGTCAGACTTCAACAGCGCACTGACATGCACGCTGTACGTGGTGACCAGGGCGTTGGCAAAGTTCAGGATTGGGAAGCTCACGGGAGAACCCATGAGCTGGCCATTCTGTTGTTGATGCCAAGCGCCCGTGTCTGGATGACGAAGCTTGAAGCCCGTCAGACCCGCCTCGAGAGCGTCG